GTTACTTGTCTCATCTGCCTCATCCGCAATCTCTAGAGCCTCTTCTGCCAGTTTCTCAGCCTTTAGCTTACGTGCAGCAAGTACCGCATCTCTACGCTCATCAGTATGGTTTATCCAGAAAGAAAGCATGGGCCTAGAACACTCTATGAACTCTGCCAAGCGTCCAATGGTCATTCCTTGGCTAATATGAGCTGTCACGAACTCTATCCCCCCAAGCTCTTCTATCTTCTTCTCCAACGCTCTCCTCATAGGAAATCCAGCCATATCTTCTCCTTGATTTAATGGTTACAAATTCTAAACTATAAAAAATTTTTTTGGAGGGTTATCTTTGTCCTGATAGGGGGTGGGTGGGGGTCTATGGTTTAAGTGTGTGATTGATGTGTGTTTATGTAGATCCATGTGTGTTTATGTCCCCTGTCACAGCACCCCCTCCGATTTACTCAAGGGGGGGGGTAAACCCTTACTGGTAAACCCTACCCTTACGTAGAAACCCTTAAGGGTAAACCCCTAGGTATAAACCCTATGAGGGTAAACCCTACTGTGAATCCATACAGTGCATGGTGCAAACGCAAATGAGAATGATTCGCATTCGCATCTTGTCTCATGTGTGCAAGGGGATAGCTTGTGTCAATGTGCAAAGAGCTTCTAATTAGGTTTCTAGGTCTATGCTTATCAATGCTCTTACCTTGTCTCTATCCCTTGTCTGCCTTATGTCATCCCCTTATCTATCCCTTAGAACACTTGAAGCCCTTGTGCTGGGTTATCCCTTTATTTTCTTTTCTAATTGTGGCCACAAAATCAAAGCGCATTAGGGTAATCCCTTAAGGGTTTTGAGTTGGCAAACATAGGGTTTGTACTAATAGTTTTGTGGTTCTCTGGTGCTACTATTACATGGCATTCAATCAGAATGCGTCAACTTAATAGGTTTCAATATGACAAAACTCTCTCGCATCTTTCGCATCTACTCAAATGCCCCAATTGCTGTTTTCATGGCAATAGGTGCATTGCTTGAGCTTCTATGTGCTTTGGGCTTGTATGCCTACTCTATGCCTGTTTTAGCGGCTTGTGCTTTGATTGCGTCTGGTTTTCTAGGCTTGATCTCTTTCACCCTTGCTGCCAGTGTTTATCGTGACGTAAAGCGCAACACATGGATTTTGGGATAAGACCATGAAATATTTTGGCATAAACTATTTTTGCAATCACAAACACCATGCCGATGCAATTTGGGCAAATGATCGTTATGAGCTAGAAAAGCAAATTCTGACCATGCACCCCAATGCAACAGCAATTTATATTTGGCTTTTGTAAGGGGATAAGACCATGCCTACTCTAAAAATCCAGATCAAAGCCGTTTACGGCTCTCTTAAGGCTTACCCTCTTTGTGAGCAATCAAAACTGTTTGCAAAGATCGCTGGCACTTCTACTCTCACAATGGACACAATTAAGCACATTCAAGCCCTAGGGTTTGGCTTTGATTGTCAATCTGCTACTTTGGAGAATCTGCAATGAAATCCATCTACTTTGAAGCTCTCTGTGCTATTGCTCTATTCTTTGGGGCTTTGGCTCTTATGTTGGCATACTTTGATGTGCTTATTCCTTAATTTTCTTTTCTTTTTTAAATAGGTGTTACTCATGAAAATCACTCTCAAAACCTCAGTTTTACGTGCTGCTTTGCTTTGTGCTGCAAAAAAGGACATTCGTTATTATTTGCAAGGTATTTGCATTTCATTCAATCACCCAGAGATCGCAATGGTTTGTGGCACAAATGGGCACATTCTTTTTGCGGGTCAATGTCCGATTGACGTTATAGAAGCCCCAGAAGCCTACGGGTTTGAAATCATTGTGCCTGGTGACGTTATCAAAGGCTTAGATAAAAAAGCAGACGTAGTGATGCTTGAAACCATTGACGCAATGCCAAAGGGTAACTATGTGCTTGGGAATACTAGATTTCAAGCAATAGATGCAAGGTTTCCCGATGTTTCCCGTGTTATCCCCTCACGTGATGCTTTTGCAGAGATCAAACCCTCTTATTTCAAGCCAGAGTACTTATGCACTGCAAACGAAGCTCTAGCAATGTTTTATGGGGATAGAAAAGACAAATGCTACTCATTGGCTCAAAGGGGTGATGCTTCTGGTGTTGTTCACAATGAGAGAAATGATGCTCTAGTTGTTGTGATGCCAATGAGAAATGATGCTGGCAGTTATCAAGGGTTAAACCCTGATTTCATGCAAGTTCAGCAAAAAGCAGCATAAGGGGAAAACTATGCACGACATGAAAGAACAATTAAATACTGTTTGGGATGCTTTAGAAGCATATAGAGAAGATCTTATCCCAGAGGGTGACGAACAATTTGACGAAATTTGGGATGACATTTGCACTGCAATGGCATTTATTCAAGAAAATTTAAAGGTGGAAGCATGAAAACAATGGTTTATTTTGCAGAATTCAGGGATTATTTCCACGAAATTCGCCCTGATAATTTTTCTTATCAAGCACTAAGAATACTTTTTGACTACTTAGAAGAGTATGAAGAGTCTACTGGTGAAGAAATTGAATTTGATGTGATCGCCATTTGTTGTGACTTTTCAGAAGATTCTTTTGAGAACATTGCAGATCAATATGGGATTGAATTAGATGCTGAAATGGACGAAGACTATCAAAAGCAGCAAGTTATTGAGCACCTTGAGGGTGAAGGTGCTTATGTAGGTGACTCAATCAATGGCATCGTTTATAGGAATTATTGAAATGACCAAAGCAAAAACACTCAAACAACACCCAAAGATGGTCAATCAATGGATGGTTTACGAAGGTTTGAACGACATAAATTCAGTTTTTGGTGCTTTAACCACCTTTGAAGCATATTTGAAAAGCCCTGATTTCAATACGTATCATGCTCAAATGGCCCTTGATTGTCTGCGCTCTACTCTATGCACTGGCACGATGGCAATTGAAAACTGGTGCGAATTAGAAGAGGTCAAACCATGAAAATAGGCAGCATCATTGCTTATGATTGTGATCCAGCAAAATTAGGCGAAGTGGTAGAAACCTTTTTTTATCCTTCTGGTGAATTAGGTCTACTGGTGAAACCATTTGATAACTCATGCACGTTTTTGCCTAAAAATGCTTCTGAGGTTTGGCTGTTAGCAGATAAACTTTAAGCATTTCCATAAAATCCCGCCTAAAAAGCGGGTTTTTTTAAAAGTGTTTGCGAAGTAAGTGCTTACATCATGCACATTGGTTTAAACCGCCTAGAATCGGTTTTAATGGTTTCAAGCATAGTAGGCATACACTAAGCAAAAAAGACGCTCAAAAAGTCTATAAATTGGCTTCTAGGTGCATCGTTGCAAAGTGTTTCCCGTGATAGTTTAACTTGAGGTGAAGTGAGCGCACACTTACACTATTTTGCGAAGTGAGTACTCACTAACAACAATCTAAGGGTAAACCCTAAAAATATGGTTTGTACAAAAAAGTGGCATTTACTTTTTATAAAGTCAAGTTAACCAATTTTTGGAAACTCAAAGTTTTTGAAACTTTTGGAATTAGAAAGCATTATTATTTTCAGGTGGATTTTCTAGCAATTGCTTAATAGTATTATTAAGTGCATCAATCTCATCCATTTTCTTAATATGCCACATTCTCTTTTGACCATGCCAACCTAGTATAGAATTAGTATGGCAGTCTTGACATAATGCTATACAAGTATATTGAAGACCTTGTTTGTAATGGTGGGCTTCTGATGGTCCTGATTTATCACATACTGAACAGGGAAGCATCTTCACCCTTGCTAGGTGCAATCTTTCCTTTGCGTTCAGCTTGTTGTTCATTGGGTTGCCCTGATTTCCATCCTAGCTGAGTACTGATTGGTTCTCCAGACTTCGATCCTTGCTTGGGCAGCAGTCATCAACCACCGATACTTCTCTTCTTTTTCTACTGCAGCTCTTATGCCCTCTAGCACTTGGATGTATTCCTCATGGGCATAGGCAAAGGTTTCTTGTTTACCCAGAACTTCCGTCCCTGCCTGGCTCATCAGGTGAGCCTTCTTGGACTTTCGGAACTCCTCCAAGTACAGGCGCTCCGACTTCGCTTGGGCGTACAAGGGTGCGGTGTCGATCAAATACTGAATTGCTTTGTCGGGGCTGCTCTCCATGAATTAATCTCCAATGCTTTTCTGCTAAACGTCTTATTCCCTCGGACAAGGAACCATTCCCTGCCAAGGTCAATGCTTGCTCATGGATAGGCGCTACCCTTGCTCGGATAGTCCTACCTTCTTCGCTGATCTTCTTGCGACCAGCGCCTTTTCTTGAACCGCCACGTTGTTTCATGGCTTGAATTATAGCTACAAAATCAATTCTTTATGGCTTTTAGTACAAACCTAATGGTTTCTCCATCATCTTCTTGGAAGACAGTCTCAAAGTCTGCTTTGTAGATATTCCTGAAGTCTGACATAGGTGTTTTGCCTACTTGTTCCTTGTATTCTCTTTGGGATAAAAACACCAATTGCTCAAGTTGCATGATTCTTGTATGGCTTGGATCACCCCATGCCCAAACTGAACTTCTTGATGGACAAGTCGCAAGAAAATGACCATTTGGTTTAAGAAGTCGCCAGAACTCTGAGAACTGAGCAAAGAATAGTTTGTAGTCACCTTGTTGACCAAGATGCTCTAGCACCTCATAAGCATGGATTTCATCAAATTGTTTGTCTTCAAAAGGTAAAGGCAAGCTCATCAAGTCCCAATAAACGTCTGGATTATGGTCAGCGTTGTAGTCCAAAGTGGTTAGATTGCTCCAGACTTTGGTTCCATCTGCTGACAATCTCTTTGTGTGGTTAGATCCACAACCGATTAAAAGTTCTTTTTTCATATTGATGGTGGTGTTTTTAAATCTCGCACAAAAGTAGCAAAACTCTGTGCTGTATTACCAAAAGCTTTCATCTTGTCAAACTCTTTGGCTACTTCCTCAAGAACTTGGTTTCTCTGAGAGGGTGAAACAAATACCTCAAAGTGGTAGGGCTGACCCCGCATTTGGTTTTCATGCTCAATGCGGTCAAACTCATCATCTTCATCTGTTTTCATGCTTGTCCCTTAGTCATACCAAAATCTTAGTAAACAAAGCACTCCTGCCCAGAATGCCGTTAGTCCAATGAGAATTAGTTTCCAAGCCTTGCTCATACGTCCTCAGTCTTGTAGTTGAGTTTGTGGCTTTGGAACCTCATGGCTCCTTCCATCTCCAACTCTTTAAACTGCTCATCAGAGATTAGGCCAACAACATTGCGCCCCTCAAACCAAATCTCTTTGATTGATTCGTTGTAGGTTGTCTCGCCATCAAACTCATACTCATAAACAACTGTCACTACCTCGCTACCTGCTCCAGTAGTTGTGTCAAATTCCCAAGTGCTTTCCATGATATTTACTCCTGTTAAAAATTAAATCTTACCTATTTAATTGCGTAATACCATAGGGATAAACCCTAATCTAAGCATTCTTTCACGCACACGTCTATTCCTGATTGACTTGAGTAAACCTTCGTTACATGAAAGTTGACGATTTGACAGTCATCCCTGTAAACAACTCCATTCATGGCATCTTCTACGCTTTTCAGCACATTGGATGCGTCAGGCTTCTTAATTGGCTTTTCAATGCCGTTTAAACAGTCTGCTACTTTCTTTTTTGAGTAAGACTGAGGGATTGGTGCTCGAATATAGAGATACAGGTTTACAGGGGTTTCTAATGGCTCGGAACTTCCCATTGCTTCTGTTGCGGCTTCTTTGATTAAAGCCTCATAGTTTCTTGTTTTGTCAGGGGTGTAAGTCTGGACAAAGTTTCCCCGTCTAGCGTATCTAGCCCTTTGTTTGCCAACAGGGTCAGTATCCAACTTAAAAGTTACCATGAAAGTCATATCAATGTCCCATCTTTGATTCGGTTCATATATTCCCTTATGCGATCTCTAGCACCAGTGCCATAGATTCTTTCGGCACGCTCTAGTCTTGCACGAATGAGATCAGGTTTCTTACTCCACACCCAACTTCGATAAAGTTCTCTTGCCTCTGCTTGCTCAAGAATTACCCTATCACTTGGCCCTTGAATGTTTCTTCTACTCCAAGTCACCAGTTAACTCCAGTGCTTGATTTATCAGGTGAAGCGGGTATGGCACACCATCTTTCACTCGGTCTAACAGTCTCATAGCTTGAAAATAATTCATACAAATAAAAGTTGTTGGGTTTTTACAGTTGTTCCAGAGTCATATCTCTGTGAATCGCCTTTGGGATACGGCATAACTTCGTATTTCGGCTTTGATCGCATGACTTTTTTATCAGTCTTTGACCCGTGAAAGATGATGTAACGATGCTTCCTAGATCGTTCGACATAGTAAAAATCATCGCCATGCCGTTCTTTTATCTCTGCTAAGGTTAGGCCATCACCAATGGTTTTGGCGTGTTTATGCTCTTGTCCTTTTATTGTCCAATCAACTCTGTTGGCTGATAAACCCGTATAAAGGAAATTGGTGGCTTGGTAAACGTAACCAACATGACCTTTGCTTGTGTCAGCAAACGAAACCACAATCATTGGTTTTGGCAATAACTTGATTGAGTTCGCAACAAGGAATGATGCTTCGTTTTTGTGGTTGTCCAACAAACAGACTCGGTTTAGTTCTAAAACTTTGTCTGAGTATTCTTTCCCACAGATTCCCATGCAAAGTGGTGGTGAGGCGGGAATCCCATACGTTACTACGCCAACCAGAATGTCATCTTTGTAAAGCCCAAAAGCAAACATTATCTGTGGCATCCGCTTGGCATAGTGTTTTTCAAGCAACCAAGGCTCAACTTCAAAGTTGTTTATTGGCAACACTTTCATGCGCTTTTCCTCAACTGAGCCATCTTTGCTAAAACTTCTAGCGGAATAGGTGCGGCTTTAAGGTCATCAGCTTTGATCTTTTCCAAAGCGGCATCAGGCTCATTCTTTGAAGGAACTGTGAGCCTCACAATGTCTGCGGGGTTTGGTTTTACAACCCAATCTGCTTTGAATGCTTGCCAACCACGAACTACACATTCTTCCAAGGCTTTCTCAAGTGTCCATCCAATCTTTTGCGCTTCGCTTGAAATTGCATCAATGGCTCTTTGGGTTATCGGTGCTCTTTTGGCTTTCCTCAAAGTTTTGAATTCTTGCCAAACAGAATTAGAAACGCCTTCAGGCGGTGCAACGCTAGTTGCTTTCTTCTCTGTCTCTCTCTCTGCCTCTGTCTCTGTCTCTGGGATAGCATCTTGCTTGCGTTCTGCTAGCACTCCGCTGACAAGTATAAAAAAGTCGTTATCAATCAACGGCTTAACTCCATCTTGGTATTCTTTTGGCGTGATGTGTAAACGAAACACTAGCTCATCTAGTGAGCCATCAAAAACACCATCTTTTGACTCACTTGCAAGCAGCCAAAGCATTGGTGCTATCGCTTTGCTAGCAATAGGCAAGCGCATATAAGCCCTGTCATTTAACAGGTCACGATGAAGTTTTATCCAAGGTGGGCATCTGTCTTTGTAATGTTGAAAGACTGCCCAATTTTTCGGCTGTAAAAGCATAAAGTTTTCCTCGCTCTGTCCACCCTCTAACAAAAAGAAACAATGGAAGGAGGGGAGGCTCTCTTTTCGGAACGGGGATCAATCCATTCCTATCCATGCTTCAAAACATTGTATCAAATATATTGATTATTGGTAATTTCTTTTGTGAAATGAGGATTGCCATTGAACAATCTTCTGGCCTGGCTATTCATAACGGCATACTCAGCTTTAGTAAAGATGCCTTGAGCGTTCCTAATGTCAAAGGGGTTTAGTTTATTCCAAGGCTTATCAGGTATTACATTCTTGGCCTCAATCATACGATCTTCTAGGGTGTACTTGGTTATCCAAGAGCGTCCCTTTTTGATCTTTTCGGTTGTAAGTTCTTTCTTGCGAAACATCTTTTTGCAAGCAGCGACAATTGAAGTTCTTGGAATGCCTGTTAGGTTCTCCATCTCATAGGATGTAAGTGGTCCATTCTGTAGGCATTTGATGATTGCTTCTTGGGTCATTGATAAAGTTCCTGTATGTTAATTGGGCGGTTTATGTGGTTTTCTAGTGTTCTGCAAAGTAAAGCTACTACTGCGGCATTGAAGTCCTCTGGTTCAGTTACATAAGCATTCGCCATTGTGATTGCGTAATCAAGCAATGTCTCTGCACAAGTTTGTTCAATTTGTTCGATGTTCATACCAGTAGCCTAGCATGATAAAAAAGTCTTGTGTACTAGGGAAAACACCTATGTAAATTCAGGAATCTATGTGGCACATTAGTGGTGTGGACAAACAGTAATCCACGTTTAACAGGAGTAAATATGAAGACATTATTTGAACAGTATGCTGAACAATTTGCAGACATTCCGTACTGCTGCTATTGCTTAGAGCCACAAGGCGAGAAATGGCATTGTTGCCAAGAAAACCACTTTATCGAGTTTAAAGACTTAGATATTGAGGATCAAAAATATATCATTGATTCAGAGTTAGACGACAATTTTTAAGGAAATATCATGGGCGTACATAAAAAGTTAATGGAAGCAAGGATTGCCTTGCAAGCGGCTCCACTTAAAAAGTCAGGCCACAACAAGTTTGCAGGGTATCAATACTTTGAACTTGGAGACTTTTTACCTACAATTAACCAAATCTTTTACAAAGTAGGTTTGTGCGGTGTAGTGTCATTTGACAAAGAACTGGCTACTCTGTGTATCACAGATACAGATGATGGCTCTCAGATCGTTCTGACAAGCCCTATGGCTGATGCTAACCTAAAGGGATGCCATCCCATCCAAAATTTGGGTGCGGTAGAGACATACACCAGGCGGTATCTCTGGGTGTCAGCAATGGAGATTGTTGAGCATGATGCGCTAGACTCTTCCCCGCCAGTAAGAGAAGAGAAGCAATCCCCTGTGATTACACCAACTCAGGGTGCAACAGATAATATTCCTCCAGAGGAATTACAGTACTTGCAAGAGATGGCAGTTGATTTGATTGCTATGTGTGAGCAAGGTGACCCCAAGGCAGCTTGGGATAAGTTGGAAGCAGAGAACCTAGATAGCGAACAGAAAGTTGCTCTCTGGACCCTGCTTCCCAGTAAAGTGCGTTCAGCATTAAAGAAAGCAAAGGAAATCTAATGGAAAAGCGTGACAACTCAGGTGTTCTGTTTAAGAACGATAAGAAAGAATCAGAGAAACATCCTGATTACAAGGGCAACATCACAGTAAATGGTCAGGACTTCTGGCTATCTGCTTGGATCAAAGAGGGTAAAGGTGGCAAGTTTATGGGCTTGGCATTGTCTCCAAAGGATCAACAAGCTCCACAAAAAGCAAAACCCAAGAGTACAGGCTTTGATGATATGCCTGATGACGTGCCTTTTTGAGTTAATATAAACCCGAGGGGAACGCTGTGCAAAGACTTTTCAAGCTAGCGGACGAGCAGTTAGTACCCTCACTAATAGGAGTTAATAAATGAGTGATATTTTTGGAAGCATGAAAGAATCAATGGAAAGATTCTTTGGTACGCCAGCGTTTAAACTGGCTAGAAGACAAGACCCTGTAACGAGCCATCAGGCGGCTCAAGCAGTTGATACCACCAAGCTAGAAACAATGGTCTATGAGGCCATTAAGAGCTTTCCAGATGGATGTATCTCAGAGGAGATACTCAAGATGTACCCGCAGTACCCATATTCCTCAATAACAGCAAGGTATCGTGCTTTGTTAGACAAGGATTTGATTGAAGTATCGGGTGTCAAACGTGGCAGGTTTGGCAGAAATCAACGAATTATGAAGGCCAAGTAATGCTAGAACTACCACCACATTCCAAGATCAGTTATCCATCTACTCCTATGAAAGACTTTAAATGGGAATCAGGATCAGATGTTCAAGCCCTTTGGAGAAAACATGGATGGAATCCACCAAGCGAGAAGATGCTGCCACCACCACCCGAGAAAATTACAGAGTTAAGGAGAGTTAGATGAGTTACGCTGATGTAGAAATAAAGATAATTCAATGGGCAGAAGCCCGAAAGATTATTCCAAATAGCAACCCAGAGTCTCAGCTTCTAAAAGCAGTTTCTGAAATAGGAGAACTAGCAGATGCCACCATCAAAAAGGACAAAGAGGCTATTTTGGATTCTGTTGGTGATGTCATGGTGTGCCTTATTAACTACTGCGCTCTTCAAGACATCAATCTGGTAAACTGCATGGAAATTGCGTAC